GAGTAGTCAGCAGGAAGCTCCCACGCCAAAACATCAGCCGTTGCGTCAAACAGAATCTCAACGCCCATGCCAATAGTTGAATACCAGATGCACTCAATGTTGACACTGGTGCATTCGGCGTCGGTAGCAGGGTTCTTTGAGAGAGCAGACACGTCGATCTTGGTCACAGCAGATTCGCCTGTGCCATCGCTGACGTTAGTGAACGCAAAGATTGCGGTGCGGGGGCCGTCTTCAATAGTCTGACTGGTAACTGTGTCAGCCATAATCCTCTCCAGATAACGGGGGCGCTAGCCCCCAGTAATTAACCGGCGGATACGGTAACGACGCCAGCGTTGCTCCAAAGCTGACCAGCGACAGACGGGTCTGCGGTGGGCAGGTCTTTGATAATGACTACGCTGTTGCTTCCATCGTGAGTGATGGAGATGTTTTCAGTTACAGCGCCAGTCGTGGCATTCTTGGTGATTTCCTTGAAACCGCCTTCTGAGCGGACGGGTCCGTTAAAAGTAGTGTTGGCCATGAGGTTCTCCTGTCTTGGCTAGTGTCTAATGTTCCACGTAGAACAATTAGTCAGGAAAGAAAGGGGGCCGAAGCCCCCGTACTATTAGGAAGTTCCGGGCGAGCCGTAGATTCCCAGCGGATCGGATACGCCGAAGCTGTATCGCTCACGAGCCTTGTACCGGACGTTGCCAGTATCAAAGTCGCCGTCCATTGAAGTCTCCAACGCAGTACGGTTGAAGTGCTTCATGCCGTTCGGTACATCGGTAATGATGAAGAAGGCGTTGGTGTCTGTCAGGAAGTGGTTGACAGAATAGCCTTCTGGGATCGAACCGTTGTTGCGAAGGGCGTTGATGTCGTTGTCAGCCGTGCCAACTCGACCTTCAGTCTCAAGCAAACGAGTTGCTACAAACTGAAGTGCGGGTGGAACGATCAAACGACGGGGTCGGGCCGCGATCAGCAGTCCACGCTCATCGGTGAATGCGGCGATGTTAATCACAGCATCTTCCAATGAGGTTTCGTTCAGATCAGCCGCAACGGTAGGACGGTTGGCGTTAGTGCCACCGTTCACCAGCGGGTGAGCCGTGCTGAACAGCGTTACGCCGTCACCAGAGTTGTAAGACGTGAAGCCGTCGTTAAGCGGGTTAGCCGCTTTGACCTGCTTGGTATGCGCCATTGCCCTTGCAAGAGCTTTTGTATATCTTGCAGACAATGAGTCATATAGATTGTCCTCCATTGCTTCTTCTGTGATACTGAAGCCGAGAGCAATCGTTTCATGATTATACCTAGCAGTGAACGACTCTTGCGCCGAGTCATAGCTGATGGCCGCGCCTTCAGCTTTAACTGGTGCGGCACCAAAGCCGGACAACTTCACTTCTTCTTCAAACGAACGCTCTGATGATTCAGTTTCGTAAATCATCGTGTGCTCGTCATCATACCGCTCATACTCCAACCCAAACAAAGCGTTAAGGCCGGGGAGCAGTTCTTTCAGCATTTGTGCGCGTGAAATAGCCATTACCTAAATCTCCTTAAACGCCAAGTGCCGTTTCGTAGGCATGGCTCAGGGGCAGGTACGTCACGATGCAATCGGTGTAAGTGTCACCTACTGCACTGTTAGGACCGTCCACAAAGTCGATGATACGAAGCGGGAACGTGTTGGTGGTTGCGATTGAGCTAGCGTCCAAAGCATTTTTGCTTCGGCCAATAGCGGTTGAGCCAGCAGTGCTAATAGCCTGCACGTTGTTGCCCAGACCAGTCTGAGCGATAGATCCATCACCCTGCATTTGGAACAGGAGCTTGGGATCGTCAACGACGTAAGCAACAGCGTCTGACGCTACCGTGCCGGTAGGCCAGTACTGGCTAAAGGTCTTCTGGCCGGTGCCGGGGTCGGTATAGGCACAACCGGCAAAAATGCCGACAGTTCCTGCGACAGCCGCAGTCGTAACTGCCGCCTTCTCTACCGTACCAGCCGCGACCAGCTTGACGAAATCGCCATAAAAGACATCGCTGGCATAGCCAGACGCAATCTTGATATGGCGGACTTTTCCGGTGAAGGAACCAGAAGCACTAAGCGTGCCTACGGGTTCTGCACCCATCGGAGTAGCTGATGTAGCCATCTTTAGTCTCCACAACTAGAGTTAAGATCGAAGCTCTCCGGCCAACCGAAGTCAACTTCGACCAAAGGTAGTCCGAGTTGACCGCTCAGGATTAAGAACGGGCATTCGGGGATCGTTTTGCTTGAGGAAGTTGTTGTCCACGGACTCCATCTGGCTTGCCGCCATTCGCTCAAAGTACTCCTCTCTCTGCTTTACTTTAGCCTCGGGGGCTTTGCAAAGCAGGAGACCGCCGATTTCAATGTTTCCCTTGAACCGGGAATCAATGTCCGACATAACCTCAAGCTCGGGGTGATCTTCAGCCTTTACAGGAACCCATCCTTCTCGGAACTTCTGAGAAACATTCGTGTTGTCCGCATGGCCCAATGTGCTGGTGCGTACCCACCGGAAAACCCAGCCTTCTTGAGGCGCGGGGTTCGGCAATACGGAGGCCGGAATCCACGAATCGGACGGACGCTGTTCAACTTCTCTGGACTCTGCGTCCCTTTTTGTGCGCTGTTCTGCCATCTTTAAGACTCCTTAATGAGTTGGTTGGCATACTGTTCAGGGGTTATACCTAGCTTTTTCGCTAGGCTTAGCTGAGTGCGAGTCAGCCTAACCTTGCGTGGCTTGGCGCCGTTGTTCCGTGAGGAAGGCGCTGTGACCACGGGTGGACTTTTGGTAGTCGTCTCTACTTCTGACTCTCCAAAATATTCGGGGAACTTGTTTCGGATAGTCCGATCAATTTCCTCAAAATACTCATCAGAGTTGGGGTCATACCCCTCATCCCTGATTAGCCGCTCATGGACGCCATACGCCAGAGCGGTCATATCTTTTTCCTGCCCAAACCACGGGTTTTCCTGCGCCCACTTAGCCGCCTTCTCGGTAGGCTGAGGAGGTTGCTGTGGCCGTGGCTGTGGCTGTGGCTGTGGCTGTTGCGGCATGCGAGCTTGTTGCTGTTGCCACTGCTTCCACTGCTCTCTGTTCTGATTGATATGGTTGAATTGCTGGTCGGCAGAGCTAAACTCGGCCTGAGCCCGCATCATAGCCTCTTGGGCTTCGACAACCTTCTCCGTGTTTCCTTCTTCGTATGCTTGGCGATACTGAGCTTTAGCTTGCTCAAGCTGAAGATTAGCTCGCTCTCTAATCTGATGAACCAGATACTGCTCGCCTTCCTGAATGATCGCGTGATACTTCTTGTTCTCATCCGCATACTTTTGTGCAACTCGGACAGCTTCTTCGCGCATCTTTTCAGCGGCTTCGCGTTGCCGACGCTCCTCATGCTGTTGATAGCGGAGCTTATTGATGCGCTTCTTAACCTTCTCGGAGTAACCCTCCAGTTCTTCGTCGTCACCGGAATATTCCTCTTTGGTCTCCTTTGCCGGAGGACGCCTGTCCTCTGGGGGTCGGTCATCTACAACCTCAACGTCGACATCTTCAACAACGGCGCCTTTCTTGTCGAACGTCGCCTTGACGCCAAAGAACTTGTCCTCTGAGGACATTCCCTGCTCTTCCATCTGCTCTTCGCTCATACCTTCACAATCCCCCTCGGGTCTTCAACTACCGCCTCAACGCTGTCGTCATTGATCAGGCGAAACTCTTTGCCGTGAACTTTGAACCGCGTCCCGCTATATGAGCGCATCAGCACCCAATCTCCTTCATTGCAATATGGGCCGTTTGGGAAGCGCTTTTCGTCTTGATAAGCGTCCGCGCCCATCTTCATGACAAACCCGCAAACAGAGCCAATCTCCTCCATGTGCATGGTTTCTTTTGCCTTGAGGATGCCTCCCTCGGTCATTTCATCCGGTTCTGGGAGGGCGATGAGTAATTTGTAACCTTTGGGCTCAGGTAACTGCTTTGCAGTCTGAGTGTCTTCTTCAGTCATAATGTCCTTCCTGCACCAGAGGTCGGTGTCTGGCGTCACCATGCGTTACCTTGTGTAACGAATTACTCGCGCTCCATCCTTTCATCTAGGTCTAGTAGCGTGCGCTCGGCGTGGGCAAGACCTTGAATAATGCCCACATTCCGAGAGTATTCTTCCATGTCCTTGCATCCGCCTATGGCGATGTGGTCGGTAACCTCGTTCATTTGGACGCGAAGTTCCTCTTGGACTGCCTTTAACAGGTTATTGCTTGCGTGTTTCATCGTCGTCTATGATGTCCCTGACAAGATTAAATCCGGCTTTGAAGCCCTCAACCTCTTGCTGAGAGACCTCTTTCCCTTCCTGCATCGCCACCTTGGCGGCGATCTTTGCGCTTTCTAAGCGTTCCTGCTGATCCAGTTTCTCCAGATCAAGCATGGTCTTGGCTTCCGTCTTCTGTGCGTCGACTTGGACCTTAGCCATGTCTGTCTGCGCCTTAGCCATAGCCTGTTGCTCTTTGAGCGCCAACTCGCGTTGTTGCATCTGAACAATAGGATCTTGTGACTGCTTGGCGTTTTGCTCGGCTTGGGCCATCATCTGGGCCTTGCCGGTAACCTGCTCTGCGGCTGGTGCCGCGAGTCTTGAAATGCGGAGTTCGATATCCTCCGGTAGCTTTTCGTCTGGGCCCGGAAGCTCCACGCCCAGTTCTTTCTCGATCTTGGCCCTGTAGGCAAATGCAACATGCTCCGCCACATGAGCCGCCATTGCAGACTCGATTGCCTGCTTGTTCGGCGCCCTGCCGACCATCTG